GGCGACCAGCTCGATCTTGAAGCCCCGAGCGAACTCCATATAAGCGCGGGCGCTTGCTGTCGGTTGATCGTCCGTGGCCGGAGCACGTTTGCTCCAGTCGTCGAACAGATCCGCGTACAGCTCTTTGACATGCCACTGCTGACCGCATTTGCTCTCACGACCGCACTTGATGAACCACGGGTTTTCGAAGCTCGAATACAGTTCCTTCTTCGAGCAGGCAGGGCAGGTGCCACCGCGCATGAAGTCGGTGCCTGTGCGATGCCGCAGGCCATAGTCGTTTTCGAGTCGGGTTAGTACATCGCCCCGCATTTGCTGTTCCATCTTCACGCCTGCTTTCTGATGGCGACCTGAAGGGCGCCGAGAGTTGTTTTTTGAGCCGCCAAGGCGGGGTAGGCAGACAGAATTGCGCCGGTCCGCAAGCCATCAGGGATGCGCCGAAACTCATCCGAGTACCAATGCTCCTGAATGCCCATCCGAAGGCGCTCACGCAGCTCCTGGTGCAGGGCCTCAGCGAGGTTCTTGCTAAGGTCCATCCGGATGGAAAGTGCTGTATTCATGGCTTTTTCCCTGATTTCGGGCGCAACTTGCCCAAACCCATTCGCGAAAGGTGGTGCTATTCGGTTAGTTGAAAGGGGTTGTCGGTTGAGGCTCGGTAGAGTCGACCAGGTGTTTGAATATCAATACGACGGGAATGGCGAAGGACTTGCCGCTGGCTGGGTCTGTGAGCATCGCCACGGACGCACTGCTGTTCTTTAGGTCAAGGTGGCGCTGGCCACCACCGGAATGCAATTCTTCGTATGCCAAGCCCGCCAAAGTTTCGGCAAGGTAGACAGGTACTTCCAATGTCGCTTGCAGGTACGTGACGGTGCGGTTGAAGAGCTGCTGGTCATTTTCCAGGTGCTCAGCCTGGTGGCGTTGCATGTAGCAAAGTGCGGCGCTCTGCATGGCGGCGCGGTACTCGCGTTCGGGGTTTTTCTCGTTGGTCATCATGTTCATCAGGCCGTCTCCAGCTCAAGTAGGTCCATTTGTTGTTCGCCTTCCTTCTTCATCGCGTGCTTGCGAATCGCCATGGGGGCGACCGGCAGGCGAACGGACGGATTGGGCATACCGGAGGGGCTCATTTCATGAGTCATTTCGAACTCAGCCCGGACTGACCAGCCGCAGGCCTCGTTGGTGCATTGCAGGTAGGCAATACGCAGAAAAATATGCGTGCCTTCACTTGTGCGGATCCGCATTCGCCCTTGGCAATGCGGGCATACCAGTTTGTAAGTGCTCACTTTGTTTCCCCCATCGCGAATTGCGACATTTCGGCTAAAGCCGAGAAATGGCGGCGCTTCTTGCGCCTACTTCGTATCCTGGCTGCCCGGGTTTTCCCGGTGCAGAACGATCACCGCAGTGACCTCTTCATGTCTTGCTGCTACGTGTGCTCGATGTGCCGCGAGAATGTCCTGCACCTCGTCGTCCTGGATGACGCCGTCTTGAAGTGCTTTGGCAATGATGGCGTCGACGAGCCCGCGCTTTACGGTGGTGTTGATCGAACGGGCGTACAGGTCGAGGTTGTCGAGCTGTCCTGCCTCAGCTACAGGGACAAAAACACCGCCGTACAGATTGCAGACGAAGTCGGGGAGGTGAGTGGTGCCGGTTTGCGACTCCAGCAGGCAGATTTGCTCATCGGTCAGTGGGCGGCTACCAGCGTTTTCATACGCGTGGTTGTCGAACTTTTTGACCGACATCCCTAGACGCGGTGCTGCGCAATCACGCCCCCCCGGGTATGCGCAAATGACTGCGCTCACAACTTGCCGACGGGTTTCTAGAACAGTGCGTTTCATCTTCTGGTTTCTCAAAAAGGTGAGTGCAATTAATTTGAGATCACGCCGTCTTTGATACCCAGAAGCACAGCCGCTCGGTGAGCTTCGCCTCGCAAACATTTTTTTTGACCATTCAGTACTGCATAAACAGTGCTGGGGTTGAGGTCGTGTCGTTTGGCGAAATCAGCAGCAGACAGTCCCTGCGCGACCAACTTACTTCGAGCTAGCTGTAGCGCTTGCTCCGTGATAGCTGTGTTCGGCATAGTGCTCATTCGTGTGATTTAGTGTGGAATTCTGGCGATCTTGGTCCAAATAATTGGGACTGTCAAGCAATGAGGGTGCGATTTTGATGACCATTGGAGCTCGGCTTCGCGAAGAACGAGCGCGGCTGGGCGTTAGCCAAACGGAATTGGCAAATCTTTGCGGTGTTGCGAAGAACACTCAGCTGAACTATGAGAAAGACGAGCGAAGCCCTGATGCCCCGTACCTGCTGCTAGCTCACAAAGCAGGGGTGGATATTCACTACGTTTTGTTCGGTGAACCCTTACCCGCATTCGCGGATCAGCTGTCACCTGTTGAATCCGAAGTTCTGTCCTATTTTCGTAACCTGTCGGATTACGACAAAGAATCCATTCGCCGTATGGCTTACGCGATGGCTACCGTCGCAAAAGACTCAACACCAGCCCCACGTACTTAATAGCCATATCTGATTAGAAGGAACTTGCGTTCATGATTGGGATTGCCAAAAGAACTGTGTTGGCTGCTGTACTTGCATCATCTGTAGCGCTCTCGGCTCATGCTTTGGAGGCTCAACACTTCGATAATTTGCCTGCGATGGTCGAAGATTTCGGAGATTTTTCCGATGAAAATGGCACGTTCAAATTACTGAGTACTCAGCCTCTGCATGTGCAGTTTTCTCCGCAAATCGTACCTGGCGATCTAGCTGAAAATGTTCGATACGCAGTGCAGCGAGCTGCCCTGTACGGCGTATATCGGACCTTCGTGCATACGTCAGCCGAATCGGTTCGAGTCACTGCTACCCCAATTGAATTGGATATCAAAAATGGCACCTCCAAAAAACTTAAGGGGCCTTTGGTGGAAGTGACAGTCACCCGGGCTCAAGCGTTGTCAGCGGTGAAGAAGCTGATCCAAGTGAACAATTTTGCAGAGCTGGTGAAGCCGGAACAGATGGGAACCATGCAGCTTGATAACTGGACCAAGGGATTCGAGAGCCTGTACTACAAGCAACCTGGTATCGATAAGTTGCTTTCAGAATTGAAGGCAACGCAGGGGTAAAAAAAGGGTCATTGCCGTAGGATTGAAAATCAAAAAGCCCAGCTTCCGCTGGGCTTTTTTGTATCTCAACGAATGTCCCCCATTGGCTAAACGGTTCGATATGGGTACTGTATGTGCATACAGTAATGGAGCATATAAGACGATGGAACCGATTAGCGTCACCCCCGTAACCGCAGCCGATGGGCTCGCTATTTTCGAGCCTGTTACGAAACGGGAACGGGAGTTGATCGTCGGCTACAGACGTTTATCCAGCGATGATCAGGAGCGCTTACTTCTGGTGCTGCATGCTTTGGTTTCTGTAAAACCGGTGCAGAAAAGCCAAGGACACGTTTGTTGATTTTTCATGACGCTTGCTGAGAAGGGGAGACAACTGCCTTGCTTGCGGTCAGTCGCTTGTACTCCCTGTCCACCGCACGCTGTGCCGAAGCCTTGCTCTCATACAGATGCGTCAGCCGTTTAGGCTTGCTCTGGTCACCCTCGGTAAGTTTTTGCTGCTTACCGCTCTTCTTGTCGCGGTACCACGCGACGATGCCTGAATAGTCCTTGGTGTCGTCGGCCAGTTCCGCCACCTCGTCGCCATCCGGTAACTTCGACTCGAGCTCTAAGCTTGTGGTGAATGAGTCCGAAGTGAAACTGTGTTTGACGTTGCCCCCCAGCCAGATGATGTCCGCAATTTCCTGCTTGATTCCTGTCAGGGAGTAGGTGAGTTCCGGCGTTAGATCCGGACGACCACGCGCCAGCGAATAGCTGAGTGTTGCCGTTCCCCGCTGCAGCTTGTTCCACTCTGCCCGGGCAGCGACCAGTGCGGTTTTCTGGTCGGTATAGGAATGCCGCAGGTCCTTGATATTGTCGCCGCCGCCGGATATAGCCTCTTTTTTTTCGGCGCTGTTGACGTCGTAGTAGAACGCCCGTACGCCCGTGTAACTATCCCGATCCGCTTGAAGGAATCGGTGCTGGTCACCGTCCCGGCGGGTCAGGGTGATGTGCGGCAGATTCAGTCCACTGGCGCTGGTTGCATTGCCGATCGGCATGAACAGCAACTTGCCGGCTTTCACTGTGGCAATCGCATCATGCTCTTGTCCCAGGCGGGAGAGCAGGTTCGCGTCTGATTCATTGGCCTGATCAAGATGCACCAGTTCGATCGCACTGAGTGCGGCGCTTACCAGCGGGCCAAGGCCGTAGGCCCCCGCAATGGCTTGCACTACTGACTCAATCGTTTCGTTGTGCCAGCTTCGCTCCCGTTTGACCTTCAGGCCCGCGCTCATGTCCACGCTGCGCGCTCGGATGTTCAACTGGTCCGGCGCGCCGCTGTGTTCGGTCTCATCGACCGTGTACGAGCCTTTGTCGACCAATCCCGTATCGCTCCAGCCAAGCCACAGGCGCAAGGACGCGCCCTTCGGTGGAATGACCAGGCGCCCGTCATGATCCGACAGCGTGACATCGAGCTGGTCTGCCGCGAGTCCGCGGTTGTCGGTCAGCTCGATGCTCATCAGGCGCTTCTCAATAGCCGCTGTAATGTCGCGTCCGTCGACCTCCAGCCGACAGATCGGACGCGGGTAGGCTTTCGCTTCCCGCATGGAGGCCTGCGCATCATTCAGATAGCCATCGATCTGGCTCAGTGCCTGGTCTATCACAGAATTTTCCTCAGGATGTTGCCGGCGGTGCTGACGCCTGCGCCGAGCAGGTCGACGCGGCCGTCATCGATCCGATTGAGCGCGATGGTGAATTCAATTCGACGTGCGGCGCCGTCGGAGAAGAACAAGGTCTTGGTCTCGCTGATGTTCTCGATCACCCAGATGCCCAAGATCCTGCCGGTGCCTTCAATCAACGGCCAGGCCTTGCCGGTGTCCGCCATTGCGCGAAGTGTGTCGAGGCTGAGCGGGGTTCCGGCGAGTGCCGGCAGAAGAATTCCAGGCATGCTGATCGAGTCGTCCCCACGGCCCAGGAACTGGCGTGATGGGTTGGTGCCGATACGGGAAGTCGAACCGTGACGCCATTCTGTCTGCCGCTGCAGTTCCTGATACGCCAGGGTTTCGAGGCTGAAAATGAACATGCCCAGTGACATCATCATGTCCGTTTACTCCTGGTCATAAAGGGCGCTGCGGCCCTTGGCTTGTTTTGCATGCTGTCTCTTGTCGAGTTCTGCAGACACGGCCCGCGCGATCGCAGCGGCATCCATCCCAGGAGCGGGGTGAATGTTGATGACGATCTGATCGGGCGCCATCTGCATCGCCGCTGGAGCTGCTGCAGGACCAATTGGCGGGCGGTTGTCGACTGCGATCGCGCCTTGAGCCCCGCCCATGCCTACGGCGATCGCGCCCACTTGGGCCAGTCGTTTGCCTATGCCCATGATCGAATCGAGCATGCCGCCACTTTCAGCTTTTGCCCCAGGTACGGAGGCGGCTGAGTTCAGAGCAGCGGCGGTAGCCCCGGGCATTGCAGCAGCTGGGTTCAGCGCTGCGCCCGCGTTGGTGATGGCTCCGATGGTCACAGTCCCTGCTTGAGTCATAAGCTCGCCCACGGCCTTGACTGCTTCCAGAGGCCCGCTCTGACCTTCAGCAACGCCCTGCGCCAACCCGGCCATGGTGAAGCCGCCGAGTTCGGCAAAAACCCGGGAAGGGCTGTGAATACCCAGCTTCTCCTTGAACCAGTCGACGGTGTTGCTACCGGCATTAGTGATCGCCGTCTTCACGGAGCCCATCGCGTTGGTGATGCCGTTGACCAGTCCGGAGATGATCATTCCCCCGAATTCGGTGAATCGGCTGGGCATCTCGACGCCCATGTAGTTCATCACCGCCGAGAAGGCCTGGTAGATCAGCCCAATTGGGCTGAAATTGGCGAGCGTCTGCAGGATGCCGCTGATCCCGCCGCTGAAGCCCAGTTTGATCTCAGCCCAGGCACTGATGAAGTAAGCCTTCACCTTGTCCCAGTTTGCATAGATCAGATATGCAGCGGCGGCGATGGCCGTAATGGCCAAGCCAATTGGATTGGCCATGAAAAGGCGGCCAACCCACATGAAGGCCTGACCGACAAAGGGCAGTACTTTTGAGCCAAGGTTGAACAGCAGCCCGATCACAGAGGGCAGGCGGATCCCTATCAATGACAACCCGTATCGCACGGCGAGGAACGGGCCAAGGGTCGTGGCGAGTGCGAGGGCAACCGTGCTAAAGCCGATCGATAATGCGGCGATGCCGGCGCCCACTTTGAGGATGCCCAGCACCAGCCCCGGGTTAGCGGTCGCCCAAGCGTTGACGCGCTCGAGGACGCCGTTAAATCCCGTAATCAGTTGAATCAGTGCTGGTCGAAGGGTCTCGCCCAAGGCACTGCTCAGGTTGAACATGCGGTTTTGAGACATGTCCCATCGGGCTGACAGTTGGTCTGCGCGGATATCTCCCTCGCGCTGCATCGACCCATCGCGTTTAGGCGCGTTGTCTGCTCCATTCACCAGGTCAAGCTGTCGCTTATATTCGCCGATGTTGGACGCCAGTTTCGCCGCGTCGTCGCCGTACTCCTTGCCGAACAGCTGGGTCATCACACCGAGCTGCTGATTTTTTGGCAGTTTGTTGACCGCTTCCAGCACTTTCTGGATGGTGCCCGTTGCGTCCTTGCTCATGCCATCCTGAACCGCTTTCGCCTCCAGCCCGATCGACTTGAGGCCGGTGACAAATCGCTTAGGTTGCTGGGTGGCGATAGCCAACTCTCGGATCATGGCATTGGTAGCGGTTCCGGCGATTTCCGCCGATGCGCCAAGCGTCAGGAAGGTAGAGCCTAAAGCGGCTGCGTCCTTGAACGACATGCCGACCGACGCGGTAATACCTGCCGTGCGCTGCATGACTTCAATGATGTCTCCACCCTTCGACATCGCGTTGTCGTCAAGATAGTTGATCGCGTCGCCGAGCTGGCTGACGTTCTTGATGGGCAATTTGTAGAGACTGGCGATGCGCGCCAGGCTTTCGCCGACCTGGTCAGCAGGTAACTCGAAAGCCGTCGCGGCAGTCGCGGCGACGCGCGCGAACTCCAGAAGGTCGTCTTTACCCTGGATGCCCATTCGCGCACCGCCTTCCACCAAGGCGGCGATATCGGTAGTCGCCATGGGAATGGTTTCGGACATCTTCTTGATGGCCGCGCCCATGTCGTAATAAGTCTGGGTGAGCTGCCCGTTGCCATCCCGTGCGCCTTCGACCTGTTTGGCGACACCCGCCATGGCATCTTCAAAACGAGAATAAGCTTTGACCATCCCAATAATGGGTAGGCCGGTTGCAGCCCCCACGGCACCAGCGCTTGCGCCGGCTGAAGCAGCGTTACCGGCGAGCTCTCGGCCTCTGGAGTATTTTCTCTGCGCTCGGGCGACGCGCTCCTGCTGTCTCGCGAGCGCTGCGAGGCGTTCTCGCTGTAACTGAATGGCCCTATTTGCCGCCTCTACCTCAGTCCTCAGACGCCGTTCGGTATCGCCGAGGTTTCGCGTATTCGCACCGGTCGACCTCACGAGAGGTATCAGTCGTTGCAGCTCGGCTCTTTGAGCCGCATGTTTACCGTTCAGCCTTTCCACTGCGGCGGAGGCGTTAAGGAAAGCTCTCTGAAAAGCTGCTGACGGGGCATCCATCCTCTGTAGTTGCTCACGCATGCCACGCAGCTTTTCCTGCGCCTTGGCCAGTTCTTCGGAGGATTGGCGGACGGCTTCCCGCTGCTTGGTAAAGCTGGCAATGTTGGCCTGCTGGGCGTTGAGCTCCTTGAGCCTGTCCCGCGCCGCTTTTAAGGCGCGAGACGTAGCGTCGCTCCCTGCGCTGATCTGTCTAAGGGGCGCCGTGACCCTATCGATCGCCGACAGCAGAAACTCCAACCGCAGCCTGTCAGTCATCTTTCGCCCCACTTCGCTTGCGAGCGCGTTCGCGCCATTCCATCAGTTCGGTCAGGGGGAGCGGATCCATCTCCGCTGGCCCCCAGTGAAAAATCACGGCGATATCCGCCATCGCGTCATCTACGCAACGAGGGATGCATCCACCTTCGCCGACTTCGGCAGCAAAAAACCGGCAACCTCGGTGGCCATCTGCACCAGGTCGGCCGGATCCATCAGACCAATGTCGTGATCGGTCAGGGTAGGCGTGGTGATGCGGGGAAGGACCTTGCGCAGCGCGAGGACGTCCATCTGCAATAGGTCGGTCAGAGAAACGCCGCGCAACTCGCCGGAGACGGGTTTGCGCAGCGTCACCTCGGTGATTTCGGTCGAACCTCTGACAATGGGCGTATCCAGGGTGATGACTGGGCGGTTTGGGTTCTTCTCAACTGGTGCGTCCACAGCTTCGTTTTTTTGGGAGGTGCTCATGTCGAAATCCTTTGAAAGAGAGGGTGCCGGACGAGCCGGCGGGAAAAGCTGGAGTTACAGGCCGATCGCCTTACGGTGTTCTGCCAGCATGTCTTTGCCATCGACCTTGAAAATGAAGTTGAGCAAGTCGATCTCGATTTCTTCATTGCCGTCGATCGTCAGCTTGTAATAGCTGCAGGTGGTGGTGAACTTGTGCTCGGTGTCTTCACCGCTTTCCGCGTCGCCCATGTCGATTTCTTCGTGCCGGCCGCGCACGACCACCTCCACGGCTGAAACCTCACCGGTATCGTCGCGCTGGATCGAGCCGGCCCAACGCAACATGACGCCACTCGCCGACACCGCGCCGTACTGACGCAACGCCGTCAGATCCCAGCCGCCGAGCGTCCATTCCAACTGGATGCCATCGTCGCCATGTCCCAGGTCGACCTTGACCGCGCCATCCATGCCGCCACCTCTGAACGCTTCGAGTTTGCGGGCGAGCTTGGGCAGGGTGACGCTCTTGCACTCGCCGACGTAGCTGACGCCTTCGTTGTACAAGTTCATGTTCTTGAGCTTCTTGGGCAGAGCCATGTGGGCGCTCTCCTAAAGGCGCGGCCAACGCCGCGCGGATGAATGAATATCAGGCGTTGACGCGGCTGGCGAAGTCGACCAGGTAGCGATCGGTGATGCGCTGGCGAAGCCCCAGGTTCTCCAGTGGAGGCACTGGCGTGTAGTCGTAGTCCAGGTAGAGCTTGCCGGCCTTCAGGGTGTCCTTGTCATTGGCGGCTTCGTCGTACCAGCACTCGCCGCCGATCAGGTAGCCAAGGCGTACCAGTTCCCGGAACTTGGCGTTGATACCCTCGACGATGTCGCGCACCAGGCTCGGGTGCATCGGCTTGTCGACGGCCCAGAATTGACCCTCGGCCATGGTGTCGGCCAATACCTGGGCGGTACGGGTGTAGTTTTCGAAGGCGAACAACGGGTCGTCGCTGCAAGTGCGCGAACCCCAGAAGCGGAAGCCTTCGCGACGAATCAGCGTGGTGACATCCGCCCCGTTCAGCAGGCCGGCATCGGTGGCCGGGTTCTGCAGATCCCAGTAAATGTCCCGGCTCAGTCCGGACACACCATTCACTGCCACGTTGGAAAGGGTTTTGTGCCAGCCGACCTGCTCATCGAGTTTGGCGCGCAGGCCCAACGCGCGGGCGATCGCCGACGCCGGCGCATCGGCATTCAGCGTGGTGTCCCAGTTTACGAAATCGGGCCAGATGGTCATCAGCTCGCGGGCACCGAAGTTTTCCCGGTAGGCGATGGCGTCGGAGACTGTCTCGCAGTCCCAGGCACTGGCGTAAGCGAAACCACGCAACTTTTGTGCGGTGAGGACCAGTTCAGTGGCCACCGCCAGCGAGTCGAGACCAGGTACGCCGAGGATGCGCGGCCGCACGCCCAGCTGCGCCTCGGCAGCCAGCAGAGCCTTGAGCCCGGTGTACTGACCACCGGCAGTGACTCCGCCAATAACATTGGTGGTGGTCGCGGCAGTGTCCGCACCTTGGGCGACACGAACAACCACGGTGACCGGGCTTGCCTGGTCGGCGATGGCATCCAAACTTTTTGCGAGTGTGCCCAGTTCACCGGCCTTACCGCTGGCGGTAAGCACATCGGTTAGCAGGACAGGACGGTTGAGAGGAAATGCGATTGGATCGGCATCTTCGGCGGTGCAGACCATGCCGACGACGGCGGTTGCGACGGTGCGGATCGGGCGGGTGCCTTCGTTGATTTCGACAACTCGGACGCCGTGGTGGTAATCAGTTGGCATGGGGAGAACCTGCGCGTGGGTGACAATGAAACGCAGGGTGACGCGCGCGCGTTGGTTGGACGAGCGCGGGGGGTTGTACGGAAAGGAGCTACAAGGGCGCATGAATGAAAACGCCCTGGAGAGGGCGTTAATGGAACAGTCCAGTCAGCCAAGACGGGGGTAGCGGACGGTGATCAATCAGCGGGAACTCGCCCGCTTCTGGCCAGTTGCGCAGCGCTCGGCGGTAAGCCTGAAGCTCGGTGTACTGCGTGGGAGTCAATGTAGTTTCCAGGCCCTCTTCCAGCTCGTCCCGATGGCGAGAAACAACACCATCGGTCGCCAGTAAGCACTCATCACGCCATTGACGTTCAATGGCGGCCAGCACCTCAGCCGAAGCCGGAGTCGGATCGATTAACACCGGACCATCGTCAGGACTGAAGTCGATCAACTTACCTTCGGACTGCCCCGCTAACAGATAACTTCGCTGCGCTAACGTGATGGGTACCGCGTCATCAGGAATAGTCTCGTTGATAGAGTCGTCATAAAAACCACCCAATGATTTACTTGAGAACAGCCTCATACATATCACCTACGTTAATTATCGAGTGTCCGCGTTAGTTACCGACTGCAAACCAAGCGACATGAATGGTTGATGACGTGTAATAGGAACGCAGGGAGAACGTGGACAAGCTCAGTGGCAACAATGTTGCAATAGGATAGGAAGGTACGTTAGCGACGTTATCCGTAATCGTTGTATACCCATGAAAGAAGTTATTAGGGAAGGCGACCGGAAGCGCAAGCGTACTGGTTGAGTTGATAGCGCACTGGTAGGAACCCCACTGAATGATCAGGCCGCTCGGCAGCTTCTGGTAACCATTGGAAGAAAAGAGCGAGCCAAAGGCAGCAGCATATTTAAGCTGTGCAGATCCACCCACGGCGTACCAATTAGCGCCATCCGACTCAACCGTCAGGCTATCACCTTGCCCAAGCGTAATATTTGATGAGTTCTGGCTACCATTGAAATAAACCAACTGACCTAGTTGCGTAGCGATGAAACTCGGCTGGCTGGCAAACATAACAATCGGCAGCTTCGTACCCGATGGAACTGCGGCGGCTGATGGAAGCGTCACTGTATAATTGCCACCCGCCCCGACATAAATGAGCTTCCCAGCATGGCTGGCATTAAGCGTGGTAACGCCGACCAAGATAGCAATGCCTGAATCATTCCCAAGCGCCCGCTGCACAAACTCCGTTGTAGCGTGTTTCTGGGTGTTATCGAACTGCGGGGGCGTTGTCCAGTTTGGGCCAGACATAACGGCGGTATATTTGAGCGCAATAGAGCCGCCACGCAAACGCCATTCGCCCGTTACTTTGATAAAATAAGCGCTATCCCCTGCGCCTAGGACGATCGGCACAACGACACCGTTTTGCGCAGTCAGCACATCACCGCCAGAAGCCAAAACAGTGACGGCACCACCGCCACCAGCATTCGCCACTTCAAGTGTCGCCCCGAGCGGCACACCCGCCGTGGGTGGCAAGGTCACATTGATCGGCGTTGCCGAGGACGCACTAACCACACCGCCGATACTTGAGCTGGTTAGAACCGTACTGACCCCAACCGAGTTCAGGTTTGAATATTCAACCCCCACCCGCTTCAGAAACGCCGAGTTGATCAGCAGCTGAGAGCTGTCGAACTGAGCCGGCGTGTTCGCCGTGGGACTGATCAGGGCCGGCGAGTTGATCGGGGCAAAGCCCTGCGTCACGTTCTGGAACGTCAGCGGCGTGGTGCCCAGGACAATCACCCCATCCGTGACAAGTTGCCAACGGGTGTCGGCCAACGCAGTGCCTTGCTCAACCGACACCAGCAGCGCCGAGGTCACTTCGGCATTGGTGTCGGCATCCGGTGCACGCACCCAGGCAGGGGCAGCGGCAATGTAAATGCCATTGTCCTTGCCCACGGTCTGGTTTTTCACCAGCACCCGATCGCCTGCCAACAACGTGACACCGTCGAGAACCTGAAGGCCCGCCAGCGCGATGTTGGCCGTGGTGGCCACCCGCACCGACTGTTTGCTGTCGAGCTTGTACAGCTCTTCCAGAATTTTGTTATCGACATACTCGCGGGTCGCCAGAACCACCGAGGGATCGATCTTCAACTGAATGTTGGCCGTGCTGCTGGTGATGATGTGCATTCGCACCACCTGATTGCGACCCGAGTTCTGGGCCAGCTGCGGCTTGTAGCTGGGAGCCACGTTGGACACCGCTGAGAACACACCATCCTTGTCTTCAAGTGCTAATTCGCGAACCCACCAACCGCCGATATCGGGCGGCAACACTAGTTCGGCCACCAGTACCTTGTCGTCGGTTGGGGACACGTAAAGCTGATTTAACTGGGCGCGATAGACCTGATTGACTAGCTTCGTCTGCGAAGGATCGGGAACTGGGTCAGTCCCATTGGCATCGCCGATCAGCATGAAACGTGGTTCCCAGGGAATGCCCAAGGCGTCGCAATTGGTTTTCTTGGCGGCGCCAAGCAAGGTCAGCATGCCGCCGAATATGGTGTTTTTATCAACCATGAGGGTACACATCCATTTCATCGAGAATGTAATGACTAACGCCGGTATATCCCTGAACCACCACGTCGATATCCGGGTTACTCCAGGGGTAAACGTCAATTTCGTCGCCGTCGTAAACAGCGACACCCACGTAAGAATCGACGTGGCTTTCAAGAACAATGTCCAACCCCACCAAGTGCCGGGTGACGGGCTTGGCGTCGTCGATCAGGCGCTCCAGCTCCTGATACATTTCCTCGGTGATACCGGTGTCCAAAACGCCCACCTTCAGCGCGAAAGTGCCCGGCGCGCCTTCGGGCACCGTGTTGAACCACTCGACAATTTCGATCAGGTAACCCAAAGGCTCGACCACACGCCTCAGCGCTCCGATCGTCCCTTTGCGGGAATGGATGAAGTAGGACCCTTTAATCACCTGGCGCTTGGTGGCCTCCGACCAGGCGCTGTCCCAGCGATCGACGGAGAATGCCCAGGCGAGGTAGGGCAGAAGTTGCACCGGGCATCGATCAGGGTTCAGCAAATCCCGGATCGGAACCGGCACCCGCTCGATCTGCGTGAGGGCCTCGGCCGCAAGCCGTTCCAGCTGTTCTGCGTTCGGTGGCAACAGGTTCGTCATGACATCGCACCTATGGCCACGTTATAGCCGGTGCAAAACGCCGCTTCGGCCTCGCTCGGGGAGATATCGGTCCAGTTGTGGAGAACTACCTTGCGGACGCCCTCGACATGCAGGGCGGCATGAATGGCCGACTCGGAGATTTCTACGCCCAGGCGCCGTCGCTGGCTGATGAAAGTGACGAGCCGGGCTTGTGCCGTTTCGCGGATGGGCTCCGCTTCTGGACCGGTTGTGGCGAGATAGAGGACCGCGTCGACCTGGTAAGGCAGCACAGTTGCCGATTGCACTGTTAGCCGATCGGCAACAGGGCGACGATCCTCATCGCTAAGATAATTCCTGACGACATTTAACAGCGTCTGGTCGACGCTTCCGTCTCCGACCAAACCCTGAACAGTGACGACAACAACGGCTGGCGACGGGCTTTCAGCAGTTGCGTCAGCGACGCGGCCGTCTGCGCTGCGCGCATGCAGAATGTAGCTGTTGCGGGGCCCAGCAGTGGACAGTCCTTCCCATGCCATCTGCGCGCGCTCGCGCAGAGAGTCGTCCGATTCCATCACCGCGACGATGGGCGGCACGGCCGAGCTGTTGCCCGGGGTCACGACCAGCCGTTCGACGTTGACGTTGCCAGCGAGCTGATCGAGGTCCTTGCCCTTGGCTTTAGCCAGCATGTTGGCCAGCGACGCTTCATTCACGCGCTGACGCAGCAGCATTTCGCGATAGGCGTTCTCCTGCAGGAGCTTAGTGAGAGGCTCTGACTCGACGGCCAAAGTGGCGGCGACTTCGGCCTGTTGTTCTGTTGGCCAGAGGCTTACCGCGTATGCCTTGCGTTCGGCGAGGATCTGCTCGTAGTCAATCTGCTCGACGACATCAGGATCCGGCAACTGAGCCAGGTCGATAGGGGTGAAGGTTTTCATGCTGTTGCTCCCAAGCTGAGAGGCACACGCAGGCTCAACGGCTCATTGGTGTCTACCAGGCTGCCCTCGATGTCGAGAATCGCCTGGCCAGCAACATCACCCAATGTCAGCTGAACGCGACTCAGGCGAATCCGCGGTTCCCACCGCATCAGCGCGATGGCCGTAGCCGCGTAAGCCTGCAACCGTGTTGAGCTGTTGAGCGGCCAATCAATCAGATCGGCAAGTTGGCTACCGTATTCGCGCCGCATTACGCGGGTTCCGATAGGTGTGGTCAGGATGTCGGCGATCGATTGCACCAGGTGATCATTCCCGACGATGCTGCGGCCGGAGTTGCTGTTCATGCCGATCATGGGATTGGTCCTTGGGACGTCCCGTTACCTGCCTGAATGCCGGAGGTGCGGTGATTGACCAGGCTGATTTTCTGCCCGCCGGCGACGACGTCCTGGGTGACCGTGACCAAACCATCGATCACGACATCGCCGGTAACATGCACACCACCTGGTGCGATTAGATTGGCCTTGCCACCCCCGGGCAGCGTGGCGGTCAACGTATGGCTGGCGGTGTCATAGTCGACAATGGCGCCATCGCGGTACCGGCGCCGGCGGCGCGTCGGCACGTTGTCCGGAGCCGGAAAGCGATCGCTGTACACACCGAAAATGACAAAGCCGTGAGCCGGGTTGCCGGAAGGCGAGAGCACCAAACACTGCTCGTCCACGCTTGGCGGATCCCAGTCGCTGTCTTCGCCGGCACGCAGGGCGAAGAACGGCAACCAGTCAGTCAGCAGGCCGCCGGTTTTCACACGGCAACGCGGCTTCTCCGGATCGAGCTCGGCAATGGTGCCGGCTCGGATCAGGTTTTCAAGGCGTCGGGTCAGTTCAGTAAGAGAGTCCATGCCGCCGATGTTGCAGGTCGCGCGTGCGAGCTGCATCGGCGGTGGGCTGTAGCGCGAGTGCGTACAGGAGAAGGTCAGCCGGCAAGGTGATCGATGAACAGATTTCGGATGTTTTCCAGCTCGTCGCCGCTGAATCCAAGGAGCTGCCGTGTTTCGTATTGCACATCCGCCTGGCCGCGTTCTGGTCGATCCTTGAGGCCGTACTGGTGAACCCGGGCAATGCGGCTCACACGCCCAACAAATCCCACCGAAATGCCGTTTGCTGTGCTTTCGGTGCGCAGGTAACGGGCCGTTTTCAACTTGCCGAACATCTTGCTCTTGATCCGGCCTTTTTTTCCACGCAGGTCCTTGGGCTTGCGAGGTACGAACGTTGAACCATCAGGATTGCGCTGCGTGGTGATGCGTTTCGACTGGCTCCGACGTAGATCCCGGGCGACGGCGCCCAGCAGCTTGCGGCGTTCACCCTGGTCCAGTTTGGCCAGCAATACCGAAACCCATGTTTCCAGTGCCTGCAGGTCATTGCTCATGGTTTTTCCCACCGTGCGATGAACTCGCCGCCGGCAGTCCAAAGCTCAAGTCCCGGCATGGTGAAAGGATCATCATCGACCACGGGCTCTGGTGGATGATTGACGACCAGGTTGCCGTCATCCTGGCGTTTGACGATCACACGTTCAGTGAGCGGCAATTTGATCGATAGGTCGACCTTGCTGTTGTCCAGGAGATCGGCTTCGAAGGCGACAGCAGTTTTGCTGCGGTCGACGTTCTCCATCAGCTCCCGTTGGTTCACCAGGATCCAAGCGAACAGGGGAATGGCGATGGCGTCGGGATGGCCAGCGTAATCCGTGAAGATCAGGTTCAACGTGTAGCTGTATTCGAACGACAGACCAAAGGCAGCGGTACTGCGCATGGTGCCTTTGTCGATGAATACCATCAGGCGGTCGGGGTTTTTCTTTAACTCCGGTACCGAGGCGAGTAGGTGAGCGCGTAACGATTCTGGTTTGTTCATGGTTTACCCACCTGGGTCTGCTGATGCTGGTAAACCATATCGACCTGCGCAGCGCATTGCGCCCAGTCATTCTCGGTGACGTCCTGGTCGTTGAGCAGGGCGCCGTTCTTGTCCGGTTTAGTCGCTGACAGGGTGCAAGGCACCACGGCCGGACAACCAGTCGTGATAAGCAGCGGCTCCGGTGATGGCGGGGCGCTCGCGCATCCGGCGAGCAGCGTCAGGGAGAGGCTGATCAGCCCATAAGCGAAGTTCGGCATTCTCACGTTTCAAGTCCTCGATCGTTCGTTGACGGGTGGCGAGCCCTTGGCGCATTTGGTTTTGAACGCCGCGCAATACGGTTTGGGCGTTCCGCTCTTCCTGCAGCGATGCCTGAAGTTGGTTGGCCGTCGCCTCGCTGCGCGTTGCTCGTGCAAGCGCGGCATCAGCGGCATCTTGCGCCCGGCCTGTCTTTTGATCTGCGACCTCGATCCGCTGGCTCTGAGCCCAGATCAGCAGCGCGATCGAGGCGAGCAGGGCGAACCCGAACAGCGCCTGGCGCAGCGTGCTCACGCGCGGTACCAGCCGAGCTTGTTCATGTCGCCGACGTCCAGCTTTGCGAGAGGACCGCGCACGATCACGACTTTGCATCCCGGGGTCATGATGTGAAGGGCTTCGCCCAACAATGCCATGTCCTTATGCTCGGTGGTCTCAGGCACAACCAGCAGATCGCCGTCCTTTACGTTCAGTCGCTGCACAGCGTCGAAATCGATCATTTGAAAAACTCTCCGAGGTAGAGAAGGCGAAAGTCTTCTGGGCTGTGGACTAGACGTGCTTCGCTGAGCGTATCGCCCATGTAGAAAGGCCAGGTGTACCGCTGGAAATGGCTGCCGTTGGCTTCGATGAGACGTAGCAGTAAATCGTTTTCAGCAGTGTCAACGCCCAACGTCCGAAGGAACTTAGGTGTGGTGGCGTAGTAAGCCCCGGGCCGAATTTTGGTTGAATCGAGCCAGTCGAATTCGTCGTAAAACCAGACGCTATCGTCTGTGTCGTCGAATAAAGCTTCGCTACCCGACAGAATCCGCGCGCCCGGCAAACGGCGTTGCATGTCCTCTACCAGCCCATCACAGGTGACAAGCCGTACGTTGCGGCCTGCGGCCAGATACGGCTTCGCACATTGAATCAGGCGCTCGGTTTTACCGGTTTGCCTTGGGCTGATGTCGAGATAGGCAATGCATATACCGGTCATGCGGCCTCCGGAATGGGGCAGCCTGCAGCGTGACGCTGATAGGCGCGCTCCAGCTTGGTGTCATACAAATTGCGGGTGTAGTTGGGGCCGTTGTAAGCCTTGGCGAACGCCGCCCATTTTTTGCCCTTCAGCGCCTTGAGCAGCGCCGGGTCAGCTTCGATAAAACGCACGAAGGCTTCGAATTGCTCGTTCTCGTCTCGGGCCATCCGATCGGTAAAGTCCGAAACACTTTCGTATCCAAGGCGCTCGGCGTGATAGCCCATCACCTGGAACGCGCCCCAGCTGGCCGACTCCAGCGCGCAACGATCGTCAATCAGTCGGGCATTCGCCAGGCGCTGGTGCTCTGCCGTTCCGCCGGCGTAACCACCTGATTTCGGATTGACCAGGTTGGGTTGGACCACCGCCAGTTGGTCGGCGTGGGCCTTCAAATCGGCTACATCATCATCAGGTGCGCGCGGCGTGCTGAGCTGGCGATACATGATGTGTCGCTCGAAAAGAATCTTCGGCTTGCCGTTGTCCAGGAAGCCGCTGCCTTGGCTTTCGACTTCGTTGACGGCCATGATCGCGGCGAGCTCAACGCCCAGGCGTGCAGCCGCCTTTACCAACAGGGCTTGCTGCAGCAGGTTCGAACAATCGGCGCCGGCCAGCGCCAGAGCGGTTTTCGATCCCGCAATACCATCAATTACCAACCCAACCTGAAGCTGGTAATTACGCACCGCGGACTCGGTGGCATCACCGAAATCGCCGTCCGGATCTAAGCCGGCACCGTGCAGGTTAAGGCGCTGCTGCAGTGTGCGGACCTCTTGCCCGCGATCGCCGTGGCGCAAAACACTCATAGCTGATCCACCTTGCGGTTGAAGAATTGCTTGGCCAGTGCGCGGGTGCCCTCAACGCCGAGCAGTCCGATCACTCCACCGAAGAACGGGCCAGTGGTGGCCGGAATGCCCAGCAGAAAAAGTCCGTGGCTGGCCGAAAGCGCAAGGGCGCCGCACAGCGGAGCTTCAAGTAAAACCCGGCGCCAGGTGCCGCCGCCGTAGATGATCCGTAGCGCGGCGATTACACAGGCGAGGCCGCCTGAGTAGATCGCAGGCCAGTTCAGTTCGAGCCAGGCAGCGAACCAGGCCCATGTATCCGGTTTGTCAGGCATGCGCGTGATTCCGCTGTCCAAGGTTGAAGGTGATGGTGTGTGTGCTTGCGATTTCGGATGACTCAATCCCATAGGTTCACCATTTGCAGCTCCGGGGCTTGCGGCGCGATATCCGGCAGCGCCACAAGGGTGCCGTGCGGAATGATCGTGCCGAAATCTGACAACCCCGGGTTTGCCTCTAGGACTGCCTCGGTGATGCCGGCAGTGCGGCCGTAGACCCGCCAGCAAATGGCGTCGACGGTGTCGCCCTGAGCGGCATACACGGAGGTCGTCATCAGATGAGCTCCACGGTGGAATGGCCGACACCCAATAAATCGCGAATGGCGAAGCGGGCGTCACGACGGTATTCATCGACCGAAGGCGTCAGTTCGTCTGCGTTCTTGTTGCCGTCGACGCTGGTGTCGTAGCTGCGATATCGCTCAGCGAGCTCAGCTCCAACGCCGCAATAGATCGAACGGCGGTAAAGGTGGATGAAGTGGCTTTCGCCATTGACTTCAAACGCCGGTACAGCCGCGATGGTGGTGTATCCGTTTTCCACATGATTCAGCTTCACCTTGGCCAGTTCGCCGTTCACCTGGATTAACGCGTTGACGGTCACGACTTCAATGCGTGCGTCAGTGATGCTGCCATCCAGGCGGATGGCTTTTCGCAGGTGTACGACATCGATGTCAGGCCAGAACCCGTCATTGGTGATGACAAAGGGTTCATCGGTGCTACCGGTGGCAATAAATCCGCTCATGGTTCAGCCCTAAGTCGGCGGTGGCCGGGGCGTCACAGCGAGGAAAGGAGAGAAACCTGCTGTTCAGCCCCGGGCCGCCGGGGTTGCGGGGTACGCTCGGTCAGCTCCCTGGTGGGGGAGCAATCTTCTTCAGGAGGCGTTCTGCGCCTTCCAGATCCTTCTTGCCACCGCAGCTGTTGTTCAGCTCGATAGCGCGTTTCAGCAGTTCAATACCGGCCATTACCTGACCGGGTTGGCCCGGGTTATCGGCATTCAGACCGGCCACGGTGGCGCGTCCTGTCGCCAGGTACAGCTTGGCCCTGGCTTCGTCCGGCATGTCCTGTTCGGCGGTCAACTCCATCGTCCGGTGCAGGATGGCCAGGTCGAACCCGCCGCCAATTTTCTGAGCCGTCAGAGCGGCCTCGGCAATTTCCTCGGCGACCAGGCAGCCGGTGGTCCGTTCGAAGCGATCAGGCATCAACAGGTTGTGCTGCAACACATACGCTGCGATGTCGAGCGCGCCGCTGTAATCGGAGGCATCGATCCGCCAGATCATGATGGTGGTGAGTACTTCGTCCTGGGCGCCATTGCCCGTCGCCAGAACACCGTCAACGTAAGGCACGTATGCCGGCAGCAGCTGCGGTTTGAGCAAATGCTTGGCTGAGGTGGACTGGATCTGTTTCAGGCGCAGACGATCCTGCAGCAGCTGGGCCAGCTGCATTTCGTAGGCCGTCCCGCCCGCCATCGAAACGGCGGGCGAAGCGGCAGCAGCCTCCTGCGAGGCAAGCGCCTGCAGCCGGTGACGTTGAGCGAGGGAGAGGGCCATTGTTACGCGGCCTCTTCGATGTTTTCGACCAGGGCGCCGAGGCCGAAGTCTTCGATCACGTAGTCCTCGTTCGACGATTGATAATCGGCGATGCGATCACGCTCCGGCTCGTCTTTGGTCATGCGACGACGGCTGCTGATCTGGAAGTAGATCGACAGGTTCTTCAGCGTGGTGATCATGATGCCGCCGTCGATGAAGAACGGTGCGTCTTCGATCGGCAAGCCGCCTAAGGTGCCGTTAGCGATGATGCGCGCGGCAGCCAGCTCGTTCTCGTTGTCGGCGGCGCCTTCGATGTTGGCCAGGAACTTCGCGTGCAGCAGGTTGCGGTCGACCAGGACGACCAGGTCCGGACGCTTGCGGTGCCATGGGTCCAGCAGCTGGATGGCGTCGTAGACCAGACCATCGAGGGTCTTGTAGTCGCCAGTGGGGCCGATGGTGACTTTGCCAGCCACCTTGCCGCTGCTCAGCACACGCTCTGGCGCTTTGGTCCGGTACTTCTCCAGCCACCCCACGTTCACGTCTTCCAGCAGCGGGTGGGTGGTCCGGTCGGTCGTCTCCGCTGCGCTGGTGCCGTTGAAACCGATCATGATGCGGTCGAGCGCCTGGCGCTCAACAATCGAGCCGGACAGGCGAGCCTGGAAGTCTGGAAATTTCGCCCAGGCATCCAACAGCGCATAAGGGATTGCGGTGTCGAAGTCAGTCTTTTTGCAGCTGTAGGTGTCGTTCTTGAGCGAACTGACGCCGCGAGGGTTGCGGGCGGTCTGGTTGGTGTTAGTCCGGCCTGCAATGGTCGAGCCGACGCCCAGAATCACTGCCTCGCCGTCTTTCTCGTCGACGCCCAGCACGTTGATTTTTTTCAAGAAGGCGCTGGATTCCTGAATTGCGGTTTCCAGCTTCTGCTGAACAGAAGGAGTAACGGTGAATTTCTCCGCCACCGACCCGACGGCGTTGATCGCGGCAACCTGTTTGGTGAAGCCGTTGAAGGCAAGTCGTGTTTCGTTACGCATGGTGTTCTCCTGGGGAGCTTGTAAGAAGCGGCGTGATCAGTAGGCAGTCAGCACTGCACCGTCGCCGCCAGGCATTGCTGGGCGGTTGGTCTGGCTGTGGTCTTGGGTTTCGCCCAGGCGCTTGATCAGTTCGTTGAAGTCAGTGCTGAGCTTGTCCAGGCTGTTTTTCAGGTCTGCGGAGAACTTTTTCTCAGCGGCCAACTGGTCGGGCAGATCCTTGACATGCTCGGCGACAGCTTCAACGGCCTGACTGATTTGGGCGAACTCGCCGTCATCCTTGGCCTGTTTGCCAGAGAGCAGGGCTTGCACCTTGCTGAAGAGTTGGGAGCCGAGACCGGGCTTTTCTTCGATTTCTTCGAAGGTGAGTTCGGTTTCCACGGCCTCGGTAAACATCGAACTTGCGGAGTAGTGGCGGTCTTTGAACGGACTCGCTTCAGGTTTTTGAGCTGAAAACGCGAGCACGTCGGTGCCGAGACTCGCCGGGGAATCGGTCACAGCGAGACCGACGATGTAGGCCTCGCCCGTGTCGGCAAAGCTGTCGTCGATTTCGATGGACGTGTAAATCTTCTGTTTCGCCTTGTTCATGGCGATCAGATCTGCGGTCGGTTCAATCTGGGCAAAAAGGGCCAGCTTGGTCTGGCCATTGACCTCCACTTCCTCGGTCTTGACTGCTGTCACGTCGCCGTAGGCTTTGAATGGGCTGTCAGGCAACAAGCTGCGGAAATGCTCCAGCCAGATCCGGGCGCCGTAGGTGGTCGGGTTGAAGTTTTTGGCAGCCTGTTCCAGCCAGCTGCGTTTGATGGTGCGCTTGTCCGAGGTAGCGCCCTCAACGGCGACACGGAACCAGTTGCTGCGAAATTTCTTCATGTCGGGAAACCCTCAAAGCGATGCTGCTGAATGCAGTTGCGTTGAGGTGCATCGTCGGCAGTAGCGTTGTTCCGAGCAATCAGCGCCAGTTGTAGGTCCGGGCGCTACATGGCACATCGCTACGCCTTCACGCGCGCGAGGCGTCAGCATCGCCGCCATGACGACAACCGACGCCACTCCCATCCGCGATAACCGCCGTCAGGCCAAGTTCCTCTACTGGACCGGCCTGCGGATCTGTGCGATCGCCGAAATGCTGGATGAAAAGGAAAAGACCGTTCACGCGTGGAAAACGCGTGACGAATGGGATCGGGCCGATAACGTCGAGCGCATCGGTGGTGCGCTGGAAGCGCGCCTGGTGCAGTTGATCCTCAAGGATGGAAAGACCGGTGGTGATTTCAAGGAAATTGACCTACTGCACCGTCAGCTGGAACGTCAGGCCCGGATCGAGCGTTACAAGGCCGGCGGTACCGACACTGATCTAAACCCCAATCTGGCCAAACGCAACGAAGGTCCAAAGAAGAAATCGGCTCGCAACGAGTTCAGCGAAGAACACATCGAGCAGTTGACCGAGGCGTTCAAAGACGGCTGCTTTGGCTATCAGTTGGACTGGTACCGGGCGAGCAATCAGCGCACCAGGGCAATCCTGAAAAGCCGGCAGATCGGTGCCACCTACTACTTTGCCCGGGAAGCGTTCATTGATGCCCTGGTCACCGGACGCAATCAGATATTCCTGTCAGCGTCGAAGAACCAGGCGCACATCTTCAAGGCTTACATTCAAGGCTTCGCCCGCGAGGTTTGCGGCGTTGAGCTCACCGGTGACCCAATCATTCTGGCCAACGGCGCCGAGCTGCATTTCCTCGGTACCAACGCCCGAACCGCGCAGGGTTACCACGGTAATTTCTACTTCGACGAATTCTTCTGGACCTTCAAGTTCAACGAGTTGAACAAGGTCGCCAGTGGCATGGCGATGCAGAAACAATACCGACGCACTTACTTTTCCACGCCATCGAGCATGGCGCATGAGGCCTACACGTTCTGGACCGGCGAGCGCTTCAACAAGGGCAAGCCTGTTGCGCAGCGGCTGAAACTCGACGTTTCGCACGATGCGCTGCAGCAGGGCAGGTTGTGCGAGGACCGGATCTGGCGACAGATCGTCACCATCCTGGATGCCGAGCAGCGCGGCTGTGATCTGTTCGACCTGGAAGAGCTGCGACTCGAGTACAACGCGGACGCTTTCGCGAACCTGTTGATGTGCCAGTTTGTCGACGACGGGGCGAGCATCTTCCCGCTCAACGTCCTGCAACCCTGCATGGTCGACAGCTGGGTCGAGTGGTCCGAGGACTACAAACCTTTCGCCGCGCGGCCGTTTGCCGATCGGCAGGTGTGGATCGGCTACGACCCGGCGGAAACCGGTGACAGCTCCGGCCTGGTGGTCGTGGCACCGCCTTTAGTTCCGGGTGGGAAATTCCGCGTGCTCGAGCGCCATCAGTTCCGCGGGATGGACTTCGCGGCGCAGGCCGAGGCGATCCGCCTGGTCACGATGCGCTACTGGGTCACCTACATCGGCATCGACATCACTGGTATGGGCTCTGGCGTGGCCCAGCTGGTGCGCCAGTTTTTCCCCAACGTGACGACCTTCAGCTACTCCCCCGAGGTCAAGACGCGCCTGGTGCTCAAGGCTTACGACGTTATTCACAAAGGACGCCTGGAGTTCGATGCCGGCTGGATCGACATGGCCCAGTCGCTGATGGCGATCCGCAAAACCATCACGGCCAGCGGCCGGCAATTTACCTACACGGCAGGCCGTACCGACGAGACCGGGCACGCGGATCTCGCATGGGCGCTTTTCCACGCACTACATAACGAACCGCTTGAGGGGCAAACCTCAACGAATACCGGTTTCATGGAGATTTATTGATGAGCAATAGCCGCAGCGAAACCACGCAGGTGTCCACATCAGCCCAGGCTGCGATCGCGGACCAGGTTCTGCCGGCAACAGGCGGCAAGATGGAGGCCTTCACCTTCGGCGATCCCACGCCAGTACTCGATGAACGGGGGATTCTCGATTACCTGGAGTGCTGGCTGAACGGTCGGTGGTATGAACCGCCGATGTCCCTTGATGGGTTGGCCAAGTCCTCCCGGGCCAGCGTGTTTTTGCAATCGGGCCTGAATTTCAAACGCAACATGCTGGCCCGCACCTTTATTCCCCACAAGTTGTTGTCACGTCAGACCTTCGAGCAATTCGCCCTGGATTTTCTGTGGTGCGGCAACGGGTACCTGGAGAAACGCGAAAACATGCTGCGCAGCACGTTGGGCCTGCAGCCCGCCCTGGGCAAGTACATGCGGCGCGGTGCGGATCTCGAAACCTATTACCAGGTGCGCGGCTGGCGAGACGAGTACGAATTCAAGCGCGGGACCGTTTACCACCAGCGAGAGGCCGACATCAACCAGGAAATCTACGGCCTTCCGGAGTGGCTCCCGGCGCTGCAGAGCGCGCTGCTCAACGAGTCCGCGACCTTATTCCGGCGCAAGTACTACAACAACGGCAGTCACGCCGGTTTCATCATGTACATGACCGATACCGCACAGAACGAGACGGACGTTTCCGCGTTGCGCAGCGCGCTGAAGTCCGCAAAGGGACCGGGCAATTTCAGGAACTTGTTCATGTACGCCCCGGGCGGCAAGAAGGATGGCATTCAGCTGATCCCCGTTAGTGAGGTGGCGGCGAAGGATGAATTTGGCTCGATCAAGAATATCAGCCGCGACGACATGCTCGCTGCGCTGCGGATCCCCCCTCAACTGATGGGCATCGTTCCTCAAAACGCTGGCGGCTTTGGCTCGATCAAGGAGGCGGCCCAGATTTGGGCGATGAACGAGCTGGAGCCGATTCAGGCTCGCCTGCAGCAGGTCAATGAGTGGTTGGGCGAGGAGGTCGTCCGTTTCAGGCCTTTTGACGTGCAGGCCTGAATCTGGGCCGGCTTTTTGACACCCACCACTTGCGTCACAGCTCGACCACAAACCCCTGCAGCCCGATGCCATTGGCAAAGCGGCCCACGGCGGTCAAAAACAAGGATCACTTGAACTTCAAGCCAGGCGCCGAATTCAAGCGCGAATACCAGATGCTTGCGGCCGCGCATGGTTTGTCGATGGTGGAAATGCTCAAGGAGTCTTTCGACCTGCTCAAGCAAGCTTAGATCGGCGGCAAATAACCCATCACCCGCAACACCCAGCCCCGTACCTGGCGGGGCTTTTCTTTGGGCAAAAAAAACCGCCTCAGCCGAAGCTAAAGCGGTCGATCTTGGCGACCTTATTTCAGGTCGTCGAAGCGGTCTCGCAGCAGTTCAAAGACGTGATGCACACGTACACAAACCACCACGAAATCCCACGCATGTTTTAAATGTTTCAACATGCTTGGCCCTCCCGTAGTTGGGCCAACCCTCCAGCGCGCTTATCCCGGAACACGCGCGCCTTTTGGAAACACCAAGCGTTCCCTGTGAGGTGGCTAAGCCGATGGCCTCTCTACTTCATCCGGCACGGATTCCTAGGCCCGTGTTGAGAGGTCCAGATTCACGCGTCAGACGTCGCGAATCTGCCCCGATGTTAACGAATTTTTTTCACCCGTAGTGCGACGAAATGGCACTTTGAGCGGACGCGAGAGCAGGTTTTTCGGTGGAAGTGAGGCTTTACAGGGCTTTGGCTGCTATCGCGGGTGCAGATTTTTTTTTCATAAATTTTGGCGCTCGATTATTTTTGTTCAAAAAACAATCAAAAAGCCGCCAACCCTTGCCCGCCGCCGCCCTCGGCGCGCCGACGTCAACCTGACGGCGCGCTGACGTCACACCGCCAATCGTTAATTATTGCCACTGCAAGTGCCACCTTGTAATCTCTTGCAGACACCAAGCGTTCCCTGTGAGCGAGCCAGCCCGGCCCCTAACCGGATTGGCATGAAAAGCCGCCTACCTAAGGCGGCTTTTTTTTTCCTGCGATTCCCCAGCGTTACCCGTCACAGCTCCACGCTAA